TAGAAATGTAGAAATGTAGAAATGTAGAAATGTAGAAATGTAGAAATGTAGAAATGTAGAAATGTAGAAATGTAGAAATGTAGAAATGTAGAAATTAAAATAATACCATATAATTCAACAACTAATAATTTTATCAAAAAATTATATTCCTTAATACTCCTAAAAATTCTGCGTTTCAAACATCAATCAATAGCCTAAGTAAGAGTAAATATTTATATATTTCACCAAAAGAATAAGAATTTTAAAAAAAATGAAAAATACTACTCAGCACTTATGATATAAAAATTTAGAAGAAAACCTCTTATATACTAAAAAAGAGAAAATAAAACCAACTCAATCAATAAAAACAAAGTAAGTACTTAAGTTTTTCATTGATCTTTTTACAAAAAAACCAACAGAGCCAGCACTAATCATGCCGGCTAAAATAATACTCAGAAAAGACAGGGAATTAGTTAAAAGATAAGAGACATATAAAAACTAAGATAAATTAATGATTAGACTATCGCCGACAGGTAAATTAACAAGAAGAAAGTCTCCATATTCTTCATTATTTCCTTTTATTACATTAGCTTGAACTCCAGTATGCACCACTTCAGAATGCACCTCCAGCATTAGCTCAACAACCTTATCTGGTGAAATTTCTTGCACATTATTCATCATTTCCACTCCTTATTCATTCGATTTAAAGACAAAGCATTCAGAAATCATCGTTTCTATTACAGTTAAAATTCTTAATAAGACATCTGCATCAACATTAGACTAGCTATCCAAATAGCAATTATACATATTAGTATTTGCTAATAAAACTACATAATTTTTAACAATTTAATAAATTAATACTTTACTAACTATTCCTCAAAAATTTGATCGAACCAAAAGTTTTTCAATGATACAACTTGTACAAAATGAAACTTCACACAAACTTGGGTGAATTAGTACTTACTGATATAATTCATTCAATGACTCACCTTTTGGTCTATAAGGACACATAAAGAATATTTCTAGATGTGCGCTCAGACCTTGCTATTAAAAATATCCAAGGAATATGCAAAGATGAAAAACACCTCTACTCAAGCTAAACGTAAACTTAAAGTTGCTGAATTTCTTGAGCTACAGATCACTGCTTCAGGAAAAACTCAAAGTGCTTTAGCAGGTGAAATTGGTATAAATCAAAATATGATTAGTCTCGTCATCAGAGAAAAAACCAAGCTCCCTCTTGAGCGTGTCCAAGCTTTTGCTAAAGCCTTAAAAATAGATCCTATGGATTTATTTTTGCGCTGTATTGAAGAGTATCAACCTTCACTGCTCGAACAAATGGAGAGCATGCTTAACCAACCAGTTCTAACTGATGGGGAATCAAATTTAATTAAATTGATTCGCGAGAAAAGTGGTGCAAATTTTGAATTTTTCCTAAGTTCCACTCAAAAACAAGCTTTTGATGATTTTCTTAAAACCTTAGAAATCAATTAAATAAAGAATCCTCATCATTAAACCCTCTAAATGGCCTGGAAAATCAACCAGGCCTTTTTAATATTAGTAATAAGTGCTTATCACCACACCACAGCCCTTATCTTGAATACGTAACAAATTCAAGATAAGGAAATAATATCAGTTCACAGTGAAAAATCAAATAAAAAAAGTTCGATAGCGTCACATTTCGACGCATATTTAAAATATAATAAAATATATCTTTTATTACATTTTAAATAATTTTTATTTTATAATGGGTTGGTAATCTTTAACTTAATAAAAAGCTAGTTATCCATGGCTCGAACAACAACTGGGAAAGCTCCTTATATTACTGAAGATGATCTCAAACTCACCCTAGAGTCGCAAAATGGTTCGCATGAACTTCGCAATCAATGTGTTTTATATTTTTCTCACTTTCTAGGACTTAGAGCTAAAGAATTAGCATTACTTACAATTGAGGATGTTTATGACAGTAAAAAAAACAGTCTAAAAGAGACTATTCGGTTGCTTGGAAAAATAACCAAAGGAAATCGCTATCGTGAAGTCTTTCTGGTAAACCCTACAATCAAAAATCTCATACAAAGTTATATAAACCAAAAATCACTAGAGCATCGAAGCCCCTCTTCTCCCCTGTTTTTGTCACAAAAGGGTGGGGCTTTTACACCTAACAGCATGGTTACGATGATAAAAAATTGCTATAAGAAAGCAGGGATCCAAGCAACAAGTCATTCTGGTCGGCGTTCATTTGCAACTAGGCTAATCCAGAATGGTGGGGATGTTTATTCAATTCAACAATTAATGGGCCATAGTTCTATTCTTACTACTCAGCAATATTTTGCCACTAATCCTGAACACTTAAGATCTATTATTTTAAAGTTAAATTAAGATACATTTCTACATTTCTACATTTCTACATTTCTACATTTCTACATTTCTACATTTCTACATTTCTACATTTCTACATTTCTACATAATTATATAAACAGATATTGCTCTATTTTTATTTATTTATTACACTAAATTTTCTAACATTTTTTTATCTTGAATACTCTATGAAGCTACTCATTGCCAACTCCAAAGGTGGTGTCGGTAAAACAACAACAGCGACAAATTTAGTAGCATGGATTGCAAGTACCGGTGAAAGTGTTGCACTTGTAGATCTTGACCATAATAAAAACTCTATTAAATGGGGGATTTATCGTGAAGCTTATAAAGACAAGAACCCGGCGATTGGAATAATTAAAACTTTTGACCTATTTGGTAAAAGTGAAATTGAAGAAAAGATTCAAGAAATCGAAAAAGAAATCAAAAATATTGTAATTGATTCTGGCGGCTATGATTCAACGGGTTTCCGAGAAGCTTTACTTTGTTCAGATGCGATTTTAATTCCAACCCGTCCCAACCAAGCAGATGTTGAATCCACGGGAGAGGTTCTAGAATTAATAGAAGAAGCAAATAGTATTCGTGTTAATGATTTAGACCGAGATCCTATTAGTGTCTATATTTATATTACCCAAGTTCCAACAAATACCAAAATTACGGCTTTGAATGATGCTCGTAATGCCTTCAAGGAAATCGATGATTTTGCTCATGTATTAACGTCCGTGAATTATGACAGAATTGCCTACTCAAGAGCTTACGGTATGGGTTTGGGTGTTATCGAATTAAATATTGGTGCAACTAAAGCTGGCGAAGAGGTTAATGCACTTGCGAAGGAGTTATTTCAATGAGTGGACTATCTTTAAGTAAATCAAAAAATCAGTTGAATGAGAAAGCAACAGAGTTTACTCAGAATGCACCTGTACAAACCACCATTACAAAAACAACCGTAGACGATGAAAAAGACTCCAAAAAAAGCGCCCCTAAAAACGCAAATAAAAAAGATGAACAGCTGAAAATTGCACCTTGGCGACAAGGGCTCAATATTAATCCAGAGGATTTAAAGCTGATACAACGTCCATTCAATAATAATATTAGTCATGAAAACTACTTACGTTTGGTTTATCTTAAAAGCTTGGGTTCTATTAAGCTAGGTGCAAACAAAGATACTTTTAGTTCTATGTTAGATGAAGCTTTAACAGAATACACAGCTCGTAGACTAAAAGCATTAGGGGATAACTATGATGTTTGAATATAACTTTATTAAGTGTATTTAGATAAAAAATATTTTTTGAAGGACACACATCAAAGTTGAATATTTCAACTTTGACTTATCCAAAAAGCTCAGCATGTGATCCAATCCTTGAAAGGATTAATTCATTATTTTGGTGATCAACATCCCAAATTAGTAAAAGATCCGGCAAGATATGACACTCCATATGGGGCTTCCAATTTCCAATTAAAGGATGTGGCAAATACTCATCAGGCACAGTTCCTGTCATAATTAGATGCTCATCAATTAGCTTACCTAAAATAATTAAGCCTTTCTTCAACTTAGGATTAGCGCTCACCCGTTTAAAGTCCTTTTTAAATTGTTTCTTATATCTAATCGTCAGTGTCATTTTCTAAATCTGCAAATAAGGCTTGAGAAGAGCTGAATTCTTGAGATTCTATAGCTGAATTCATTGCATCAATAGTTTCACGATTAGGCGTCCTTAACTCTAATGGAAACCCACCTCGATTTACGACTTGTGTCAATAATAGACGAATAGCATCTGTTGTATTTAAACCCACTTCTTTTAAAATTTGTTCAGCTCGAAATTTTAACTCACTAGAAACCCGGGCCCTTACGTACTCATCTTTTTTTACCAATGTATTCATTTTAAAGACCTCTGTAACTTCTATCATCTTAACTAAGATTAACACTATTTATTGTAGCACAAAAGTGCTACATAAAAAGATTTTATCATTTATTCTGTTTTAAAACTCATAAATCTTTTCATTTAAATTAATAATTACAAATACTTAGGCTATTTAAATAAATATATTTCACACCCCAGACAATCATAAAAATCTCTATGACTATTTATTAAAAAACTCTGATAGAGTTGCTTCAGAAGCTTTCTTATTCGGCATTTTTTCATTTGATTCCAATGTTTTTTATCAGCTATTTACTTGAATAATTCAAAATAAAAAAGTAAGCACTTACTATATAAAAAAATATTGATATGAATTTAAAATAGTCGCTCCAGTATAATCCCTTCCTCTTATCTCCATTAGTCATTTTCGTTCTTTTAGGCTATCTGTTTTTTATTAGATGTTGATATTAAACGAAAACCGACAATTTTTCTTCCCTCCTTTTCTGGTTCATAACTAAGATTAATATCTGTTTTTTTACTGATTTCCTCACAACTTTTTTTTAATACCGCTCGTGTAAAGCTTTTAGTATCTTCATACTCATCTTCATGAATATTAAGCATACTTTTAAGCTCCGGAATGGAAAACAACTGTGTTTTCCCCCCTTTTCTCCACATGACAGCTAACTCATATAAACGAATCGAATGGAGAGACCCCAATCGTGACATACTTTTTAAAGCAAAATAGGTATAGTTTTCACTAAGCTCTTGAATATAAGGAAGAACATCTACAGTAAACCTGATTTCAACAGCCTTGATTTCATCATTATAGGCGCATTTTGAAACCCATCTGACCTTTTCTTTCCATACTCCTTTTTTTGACTCAGCATCAATTGTTTGAAAGGATAAATGAGCTTCAAATAATGATAATGCGGCATCTTTAATTACCCGATAACTCCAAGTCATATCATTAGATGTTCCATAGATCTCATGATAGTCGTGCGCATTAATACGAATGAGCGTCTCTGGCGTAATAGGCCCTTCTTTAATAAACTTACTAGATGATGCCAATAGTATAAGTCGGTACTGTATAAGTGTTAATCCTATATAAGCCTTATTTAGATTATTATGCTTCTTTACAAAATAACTCATTAAACACCAAAATTATAAGTAATCACTTGAGAAGATTTTATACACCAATAAAAAGATGATGAGGCTTGAGTTTGCCATGATTAAACAAAGTTGTCAGGTTAAAATTTATATCAAATTTAAGTTACCCACAAAAACTGTGGATAAACCTGTTTATAACCCATGTTTTTTGTGTCGAATTTGTACACTTTTTAACGTCGAAAGTGTTCACCTATACTGTCGAATTCATACACCTTAGCTCAAAAAAAACTGTCGAAAGTGTTCACCTATACTGTCGAATTCATACACCTTAGCCATTAAAAAAACCTATAAAACAAACACATACACAGCTCTAAAGTTATCTAAATAATATATAAATATATTAAAGTGATTAAGTAATATTAAATATCTTTAAAATTAATTATAATAAAAATCCACTTCGCTACGCTTCGTTTCTCTTAACAATAATTTTTTTTTAAATTTTTTTGAGATTTACTTCATATATATAAAAATACCTCTTATTTGCTCTTAAGCTCACGTATAAGCCATATATTCTAGAAATCTATCCTAGGGTAGCTGTAATAAAAATTGAAGCTCTAGCGCGAAAACAGAACGAAATAGAGCTATGTGTAGATTAGGCTTTCTATTCATTAATGAGATCAAAAGATTGATAATTAGGTTAATATAATAAAAATTTATATACTTCAAATTCTTATGTAAGAAATAGTTTTTTTTCAGCCGACCTACGGTTTACGAGACCTTGAATCCGCTTACCATTATCAAAAACCCAACGATCAAACTGATTTGCTGCTTCAATAAATCTCCTCTTATTAAGTAAAGTTAACAATGTACTTTTTCTAAAAGCAGTTTCTCCTATGTTGTAAATAAACGAAGCTAAAGCATCAATTTGATTTTGACTAATTCCTACCTTGACTTGTTGACTAAGACATTTATGTACCCATTGACAATCATATTTTAACCATAACTCTGCTTCCTGACGCGTACAGCTATCTCCTAATCGGACAAGAGCTCCATTCGGATATTTCGTAGTGCCATAACCAATAGTTGCTATTCCCCCTGTATCCTTATATGCAGACGTTTTAAACCCTTCAAAACGTCGTATTAACTCATATCCTTGTTCAGAAATACTTAAATCAATATTATCAGTAAGTTTATATCCAATTACTTTTGCGAATGTACTAAGCCCAATTTTTTGAATGATTTCATCACCAGCTTGAACCTGCATCTGGGTTAGTTTTCCTCCAGACATTTTTCTTAATTGAGAAAAAACTTGTGCAACCTGTTTTTCTTCAGTATTTAAATTAATCATTTTTTTTCAAACCCTTAATGTCGTTTTTAATATCAGTTACAACTTCAAAAATGTCAGAATTTTCCTTTTTTCCAACATAGTTAAAAATCCAGCGGATAAGCGCCCATCCAGGAAGACCACAGATAAAAAATAGCCCGCCTATTGCAAACCATCCCCATGTATTTGTTGTCCATGAATGAAGGTCAAATCTCACAATAATGAAAGATCCTCCTGCTAGACTTGAAACTACTGTTGTAATTAAACCTACTCCCCATTCATTCATTGAACGAGGCATACGCATCATGAATACAACAGCTGCGACTGAAAGAACGCAGATTGTTACGATGATCCATAATCCAAACATTTTTAAGGCGGTAATTCCACCTATCGTTGTTGATACTGGTTCTGTCATTATTTTATTACCTAAGATTAAGCTCTTTAGGATAACATTTTCCAATAATTATATAAATAAGTGCTTACTTATATAATTATTTTGTGTAGAATGGGATTGCCCATTTTTTTAACGATAGGAGTACAAAATGGCTTTAAAAAAAATTACACGTGAAGAAGCAAACTTAACCACTTGGCTATTAGGACAAATTTCTTTACTTGAGCAACAATCTGGTAAAAAAGTTACAGCTTTAGACCTTTCTTATGAAGGTCAAAGTGGTGGTACGGGTATTAATTTACAGTTTGAAGCAACTGAGGCTTAAAGCTATACTAAAAGAGGGACACGGAAGTGTCCCTTTTTTCTTAGGCTTCTTTCAGCTCTTCGATATGTAGAGAAAGGGCTTTTATTAGCAATTTGGCAAACATCTTATAAGTTTTCTCATAATTGTTAAAATTTGAAGATATCATCTTTTGTATATTTTTTGCTATCAAAGCTTTAGAATGAATATGATCTAGAGCATATTTTTATTGAGAAATAATACTCAGACCTCAAACTAAAGATGTTAAATCTACAATGTAGGCTTCAGTTCTTACAAAGGCATCAAAATTACTTGGTGGATAATCAACAAAATAACTTTCAACTGTTTCAGTAAGAGAAAACCTGATGTGATTATTTGAAAATATGGTTCTGATAAATCGCTTTCGTTCCCGAACAAAATATTCATCTTCATTAATTTCACTAATAATTGTAACTACAGAGGCAGAAGATTCGGCACCGAATAAAACACCATATTTCTTATTTTCAGGAATTTTAATAGTTATATCATTGGATGAATCATGCTCAGTAATATATAGAGTATCGACAATATTTAGAGGGACTCTAGAGGTTGTAAAAACAATTTTTTCTGTTTCTGGATGATACAATGTTAATGCTGGAGGTATATGAATAACATCGGGAAGGCTAGTAATTTCCTTAAAGATTATTGTCTTAAAGTTAACATTATCTATGGAATGAATAACATTTAATTCTCTTTGTTCCTCCCAAGCTGTTCCTGCTAATTTTTTTGTATTCTGTTGATATCCGTCAATAATATTTGAAACAACAAGTGTTGGTAACTGGTTGCTCAAAATCAGCTCTCCAGTTTCTGACCAAATTTGAATAAGATTATCTAGCGAACACATATAATTTTCCTCTTACTCCATATACTCCACGGTCGAAGGGACCTTTCCAACCACCAAACATTAAGTTTCCATCATTCTGGATATTCCATTGAATTACTCCATCATGAACCTGACACATATTATTAATGAAGAGTATTCCTCCTCCTACCCAGTTATCCCTGTTTCCGACTTTCTTATTCACTTGACCGAAACCAATCACAATAAATTTTGATGCTCCAGTTTTCTGAATTACAGCTTGCCCTGAATAAGAGGTAAAATTAACTACATCAACTGGACGTAAAAATTTGGGATTTTCATAAATAATATTGCCAGAATCATCCCACATTGTTAAAGAAGCCATTTAATTCAACCTAGTTTAAATTTAATTCTACCATTCGGATACCAACCTGTAAGACCATTACCATCTATGGAAATTCGTCCATCATTACTACTACCGTTGAATTCAAATAAACCTTCGGTACTGCTGATCTTCCATCCTGTTCTACCTGTAACATAGTTGTCAGAAACTACCGTGCCTAGTTTCGCAGAAATAGCACTTAGGCTGCCGATACTTGCAGTATCGATATGAGCTAATTTGATCGTCGATTGGGCGATATAAGCCGCATCAATCCACGTCCCCGCAGGATATAACGTTCCGTTGATCTCACGCGGTTCAGTTAGAACTACAAATGGTTTACGACCGTCATTAGGTGACTCGAAATAGATCTGGTCAGCCTTAAAACCGATCGTAGAATTTACCTTTCCATCCTTTAATTCAGAGACCAGACCCCAACCAGATACCATGCCATTATTATCAACAGTTACTGATTTGACCGCTTTAATACCATCGATAACTTCAGATTGCTCATTAATTTTTACATGCAGCTTGCCAACGTCAGAATTGGGTACCATATCCGCATTATATTGAATGGGCTGAACTGTAATCCCTTCAACGGTATAAGGTCCTGTTCTCACCGTAGGGGTAAGCCTTGGGTCACAAATAAATCTGTAAAGTGCGCCCCCACGTAAGTAAATGACTTCTTCAGAACTCCGCACCATTTGCTCTGGGCCAAGTACCGGCGACCATCCAGTCCATGCGTATTGAGATGATAAAATCTTCCGATCTGTATTATTGGCGCCCCAGCCGTCTGCTGCGACCTCCCATGTCAGCTCAACGGAGAATGTTTTACTTTCATGAGTTGACCAATAAACTGGGTTTACACCTTCAAATTCGGTTAAGTAGCGAATGAGCGTAAATCTATGGCGCTTATTTCCTGCTGGCGGCAGCCAGATGGTTACTGGATAGTATGTTTCATTATCCAGTTTCGTCAGGTCAAGTACGCTTGTTTTGCCTTGTGCCTGCTCAATCTTCTCATCTGTCGTTTTATTAACTTTAGACTCTAAAGTTGTTGACGCTGCTGCAATGGCGGAGTCAGCCTGAGTTTTGGTGTAATAATTAGTTAAAATACTTGCATCTGCTTTGTTGCCCATTTGCGATTGAAGGTTAGTAATCAGGCTTGCTTGTGAAGTTACGCGACCATCAATATTACTCACTTTGGTTTCTAAAGCGCTTTGCGCAGAAGCAGAAGCAAATTTTGATTCATCAATTTCTGGAACATCTAAATAAGACGGGCCCCATACGGTTGCGGTATTGCCTTCTTGAATCATTACCTCTGCAAACTCAAACCAGGTACCAGCTGCTGAACCATTCGCAGCTAATAATAAATACGCATCAGTTTTATCTACAATACTTGCTGATGTCACCATTGCAGTTAGGGTAACAAAAGTATCCTCATTCATAGGTGAACTAAATGTATACGAGCTTGCCGCTGTATTTGTACCCGTTGCTGTAGCATTCATCAAATATACATAGTTGATGTTTGCGTTACCGCGTACTTTAGCTGTAATGATGTATTGATTGCCCGATTTCAATACAACTTTACGATATGCAGGAGCCGTAACAATACCTTGTGGACCTGTAGCTGATTTAATGATACGACCTACTTCGGTTTTAAAGTTACCGCTAATTTTTGTGTACGAACCAGACGTATATAGTGAGTATGAGGAGGTTTTCTGTGTTCTTGGGTGTAAGTTGGTACCACCCACAATTTGTCCATCAAAACGGGATGAAAGAGAAGTTAATGCTGATGCTTGATTAGTTACCTTTCCATCAATATCAGTTACTTTTGTATCCAGCGTGCTTAGCGCCTTAGAGTTTGCATTAATTTTCCCCTCAGCAGTCGTTACACGGCTCTCTAGTGCTGTTGCTTTGCCATTTAAAGCCGTAATATTACCTTCCGCTGTCGTAATGCGTGATGTCAAATTCGTTACGGCTGAGTTGTCTGCCTTACCCGCCACTGTGGTATTTAGGGAAGTGATCTGATTGGCTTGAGTATTTAACTTGCCTTCAGTATTGGTTACCCGGGTTGTCAATGAATTTACAGCTTCTGCGGAGGCTAAATTTGGTGCATCTGCTGTTTCAATTAACTCGGTTACCTTAAATCCTTGTACCCAACACTCCCCGTTAACATTAGTGTTATTGATCGAGAAACCAAGATAAATTCTTGGAAATGTTGCTGCATAACTGGTTGCATCAATTACTTTGTCTACATATGCCCAAGTATTATTAGCTGGTAACTCATTATTTGTAATACTTACATAGGTATAGTTGCCTACATTTGGTTGCTCGCCGGCCTTGGTTCGCATGATGGTTACGAAGCATGCGCCAGTAGCGTCTGCTGTTCGCTTCGCCCAAAACTGAACCCGATAGCGTTTGGCCGTTGGCAAAGGCGTTTTGTTATAAACAAAACGTGCACTGCTGCTTTTGCCCGCATAATATCCTTTGTCACCCATTGGCCCATCAGCAATAGGAATATTAAAGTAAGGCAACAGGTTCGCTGAATCGGCCAAATTGTAGTGGTCATACCAACTATAGGCATCAACGCACAAGAAATCTTGTGCCATGCCAGGGCCGGCATTCGCGTCTACACGGGAACCTAGTCGCGTAATGTTACTGCCTTGGGCTGTAACGGTTCCATTGATATCTTTAACTGTTGAATCTAGTGAAGATAAAGCATTTGAATTAGCCGTAATTTTCCCTTCAGCCGTCATCATACGGGTAGTTAAATTGCTGACATTTGTTACGGTAGTTGTAATTTGACCATCAATTTTAGTGACTTTGGTGTCTAAAGCATTTAATGCGGTCGCATCCGCTTTTATATCACCGCGAGCTAATTCTGCCCAATGAACAGTAAGCTGAGAAGATGTATTGGCTGTCCCATTAGGTAAAAAGAAAAAACTTAAATTTTGAATGGACCTATCAGTTGGTACCACCAAGGTTTCTTCAAATGACTGGTTATCACCCTGTTTGTATAAATTTGAAAATGCAGGGCTGCCATCCAAATAAATACGGATGCCTTGTGATGAGGTTAGTGTGCCGTTATGAGAGAATGACAGCATACCCCGTACAGTCACTCGTTCACCTGCCTTTAGCGTTATCGCTTCTCGTACAGGAATATTGACCAGACGATAAACAGCACCTTTGCCTTCTGTATTCCGGTTTGGCACAAGCAGATTCGTACCATCAACCATATTCAAGGTATTGTCTAGTTGGGTAATTGCACGGGATTGTGTACTGATATCACCTTCCGTTTTTGTAACCCGTTGATCAAGGCTTTGTAGGGCTTTAGCTTCAGCCTTGGTTGCTATTTGTCCCTCGGTTGAAGTAACGCGATTGGATAATTGAGTTATGGCACTTGTGTTTGAGCTTACTTTCCCATCTATAGTTTGAACTTTTGAATCAAGGGCCTGAGTCGCTTTAGAATTGGCATCTAATAGTGGATATTCGTCAGCGTATTCAATAGAAATATAATCAATTTCTACTTCACCGGCTGTTTTGTCGTAATTAGCAATAGCCATCGGGGCAAACCATGCCGCATTTGCTTGGAATGTTCTCGGACTTTCCATAGTCCCAGATCCACTGGCGCCTGGATTACCTCTACCGGTTACAAACCAAGTTGCATCTTGCCATTCACCAAGCGGGGGCCTGTGATTGGTTAAATAATTGGATGAACTTAAATTTGATGTTGTGCCACCCAGTGTATTTACAAAAGATTTTTTATCAGCATTTAGACAGGCCAGGCCAATATAGACGACACCATTACCCGTGACTCGGCGGTAGCGTGCCTTAACTCGATATAGCCGTTTTTCATCAACCGGAATAAATGTTGATCCATGAATCCAGGCGGTATCATTACCGTTATTGTCACCAATCTTGATGACGTGGCCACCAAACCCATTTGCATCTGGAACCTTAGAAATTTCGGCATTACCCAAATTTAAAACAATACTTTCAATAACCGTAGAATTAATTGCGGTTGTGGTTGCGCCGGCATTCAGTGAATTGGTTAATGTCGTAATTGCACTTGATTGTGCCTCAATTTGTCCCTCCGCTTTCGTAACCCGTTGATCAAGCCCTTGCACTGCCTTCGCATCAGCTTTGGTCATAAGAGCGCCTTCTGCCGCAGAGAGGCGGTTTGTCAGTGTGGTAAGGGTATTACTGTTTGATTTAACGCGGCCATCAATATTGGTTACTTGTGTTTGTGTAGTCGTAATAGCCGTAGCATTGGCATCTAAAGATGTTTGGATCTCGTTAGGATTCGGACTCCATGACGATGGCTTGGTTGACTCCTCAAGCATCAATCCACGCACGTTAAACCAATCCTCGGTTTTACCAGACGCCGCAAGTAAAATACCCGCAGTCGAGATAGTTGGCTCTGTCCAGGTAAAGGTCAAGCTTCTTAAATTATTATTGCCCGCACCTAAAGGAATATTTGGCAATCTAAAATTAGCACCGCCCTCCACAATAATGTAGTTATAGTTGAGCGCAGGCATGGTTCCTTGGCCAAGGAATGACAAAGTATAAGTTTTGCCGGTGATCAGTTGAGTTTGGCGTAACTCACGCGGGGTAATAAATCCCATGATTGGCTGTGTTTTAAAGTCTACCCGTGCTAATCGTGTCGGATAGGCATCAAAATAACGAACGAATGAATCTGCGCCAGTGGACACGTATGGAATAAATGCATCAGAATTCGTTCCATACGCCATGTTTGTACCACCAATATTTAATGATGCATCATATTGTTGAATACCCGTGGCAACAGCAGCATTTGTTTCAGTTTTGGTAGAATAGTTTGTTAAAACTGAAGCATCCGCTTTTCTAGATAAGCCTTGTTCAACAGTTGTAACTCGGCCTGTTAATGACGTAATAGCATTCGCACTTTGAGTCACCTTGCCATCAATGCTGGTAACTTTTGAGTCCAGGCTTTGCAGTGCAGTACTGGTGGCACTAACTCGGTCAGCCCATGCTTTTGGAATGGAATCATTTACTGAAGTTACATCCCAGACCTCATAGGAGGTGATAGTGATTTCTAAGGGGTTTTCGGGCGTTGGTGCTGGTGATGTTGCATCTTTGGTCCAGAATACGTGGCCAAAGGTTGAGAAAGTACCATTCTCTCCACACTGTAACCAAAAGTAATAGGTTTCATATTTCCCGGTTCCTGCATTTGACCCTAAAATCTCATAAATAGCACCATCCCCTGTACCGTTCTTGGCCACATTCATCGTGTAACCCACAGGTGCTTTAGCAACATGTTTAACAAGATAGATTTTGTTTGCGGATGAGACCTGTAATGGGTTCAGCGGATAATATCCGATACCACTTGCTGTAATGGATGGTGAAGTTAAAAAATACTCTTTTGTACTACCGCTCGGGTTACCTGGAGTTGCGTCACGACGGAGCAATGAAGCGCCTGCTACACTGCGATAGATGGACAAGCCGTTAGTAGTCAAAAAGGTTGGGTCTAAGACAGTCGGTTTGCCTTGTGATTGTAGCTGAGCCAGCCGTGTACTTGCTGTCACGCCATTTTCAATTTGCGTAATCTGAGAACCCTGGCTTGATAGCTTTCCATCAATTGAAGTGACTTTGCTATCAAGGGTGGTTAAAGCAGATGCCTCTGCTTTCTTGGATACATTTGCATTAGTAACGTTTAAATCATTTTCAAGCTTGGTGATACTGGAAGATTGAGATTCAATTTTACCTTCTGCATTGGTGACCCGTGTCGTGATGGCAGAAATACCAGCTGCATTTGCCTCTTCAATCGCGGTTCGCTTTGTGATGGTAAGATCAGTAAATGCTGTAGTTGAATTTGTACCATCGTGATAAAAGAAGGGTTGAATAAATGCTGTATTTACAGGTGCAGTAACCGTAGCAGTTTTATAGCCAGTCCCATCACTAAACAGGAAGCTGATACCGTTAAATCCTAGTGATGTCATGTCTTTATTCCAGAACCGAAGTCCTACAATACCTACACGTCCAGACGTAACCGTTGTCCCTGTAAAGTCACAGAATGCTTTAAGGTCGTATACATCCCCAGCTTGGGCAGGTTGGATATTTTCACTTTCCCAGTTATAAGTACCAGAGCGACCTGTAATCCCCTTCTTGTATGTTGGATGTGTTGTAATATCGATCACTCGAATTTGGGTGCCTTGCCATGATCTACGCTCTCCATCTTCAAAAAAGGAGGTTTTTACAATGTTATTCGGCTTGTCGGCAATCGAGCCTTGAACTTTAATAATGTTGCTGGCATTCGCATTCGCTTTATCTACAGCTGAATTTGCGGTTGTTTGAGCTGATGCCGAATTTTGAAGTGCCGTTCCAGCTTTGGCATCGACTTCGTTAACTCTACCCTCAACACGTGTAATAGCGGAACTATTTGTAGATACTTTTCCGTCAATTTCGGTGACTTTATTATCAAGTGCCGTCACTGCTGATGCATCGGCTTTGGTGCCGATTAAGGACTCGCCTCGGTACAATTCAACCCAGTGAAGCGTTGTTTTTGTTGATGCTACGGCTATACCGTTTTGCAAGAAGTAAAGCCGGAACGAACTGAATGTTTTATCATTCGGCATTCTTGTGGTGACTTCAAAAGTCTGGTCATTTCCTTGCTTGAATAACAATGGTGTGCCAAGACGTTGTGAAGCGTCCAGATATAAGGCCAGCCCTTGATTGGCGGCCAGCACATTCGGATGCTCAAAAGACAGTTTACCACGAACAGTGATTGAATCACCCTGTTTGAGATTTAACGTCTCTTTGGTTGCAACGATAGCTTGTTGATATACCGCACCAGTTACCACCTGGTCTTTGTTTTCAACAAGAAGGTTGTCACGCTGAAGGGTATTAATTGAATTTTTCAATTCATTAAGCGCAGAGCCTTGACTTGTTAAAGTCTTATCATGTTGATCAATGGTAGATTGAATCGCTGAGACAGCTGAACTATCGGCCTTTTTAGACACATCATTTTTTACTACAGACATGTCATTCTTTAAACCAGTAATAGAACTTGAGTTGGATGTTACCCGGCCATCAATATTATCTACTTTAGATTGTGTGATTTGGATCGCATTTGCATTTGCGTTAATTGCATTATCGGTAATCGCTTGAGGTTTTTCATATGCGGTGGCCTTACTCCCAATCTGGCATTGAACATCTTTAATTTCAAAGACAGTACCAACCAAATTTTCAGAGGGTATCCCAATGGTTGGTCCGTGATAGCGAATGCCCAATAAGCCCCCATAGTTTTCACCAGGGTTTATATCACTTACATAGCGTGATTTGATATTCTCAAGAGTTACCCGTGTCCACTCGTTAGGCGTCACTTTATAAGGAACACTAATTACATTATTGGCTTGGCCCCAAACATATGCATAAACAATAATATCGGCATAAGGACTTAAAATTGAGAATGAAACAGAAGTCGGCTCATTTTTTGGAATTGGTCCACCGTTTGGTACACGTAATCCCTGCCATAGGTTGGAGAAAAAATTGCTGGTAACACCAGTAATGGTAATACGTTGATGTTGTCGATCTTCGGTAATGAACTCAACATTACGTGTTCCGTAGTCGGGTGAACCTGCATTACTAAGCCACCAGAAATTTTTCCCCCCAATAGTCAGACTTGCATTGTATTCAGATACTCGATCTGCAATTGCTTTATCTGTCTCGACAGTCGTTGAGTATTTATCAATTACAGAAGCATCCAGCTTTTTCGCTAATCCATTTTCTGCAGCTGTAACACGTCCATCCAAAGCCATCATCTTTGATGTTTGAGAACTAATATTGGTTGCGTTAGTTGTAATCTGTTGCTGTACTGATGCAAGTGTATTGTTGGTACTTGTTTTATACGTCTCGATATTTTTTAGCAGTGAAGCATCTTCTGTTTTTCGCTGTTGTATTTCAGTGGTTAGCCCATCATTTAGTTTTGCAATTGCTCCATTTCTGGCATCCATTTCTGCTTTAATTGCAATTTTACGTTCATTTATTTCCTGGGTGATAGAATTTGAAACAACATTAATAGAATTGTTGATTTCAGCCGCTTTACTATCGATTGCGACATTCCGTTCGGATATTTCTTTATTGATAGCATTTAAACGATTATTAGCTTCAATAGCAATTGCGGCATTTCGCTCGGATACTTCTTTGCTAATCGCGTTAGTAATTGCATTTGCTCTGTTAGTGGCTTCTGCTGCAATCGCTGAAGCACGATCATTGGCTTCTTTAGTGATAGCCGCATTGCGGGCCTTTGACTCTGCAATATCAGCAGCTGCACGTTCATTTGTCTCTTTAAGAATCGCCTTTGAGTTTTCCTCGATCTTTTCTAATCTTTCTTTGGTTTCTGGATCAAATACACCTGAACCAATTTCTCCTTCGATAATTTTTAAAATTTCTTCAGGATCTGCCGATGTTGTACCTTTAATCAAGTCTGACCAATCGCTTTCATTGCCAGTCTTGTCGACTGTTTTGATTCGATAATATTGATCTAAATTACCATGTAACCCCTGAATGCTATGGGTATTTGCCGGATAAGCGAAACTGCCTACAAGTCTTGGTTTTGAACCGTTTGCATAGTCACTGACTTCAATAATTGCATGAGAGGTATCGGCAGAATTATTTGGATAAACCCAATCAAGTTTCATACCAAATAAAAGCGGCGTAACTGTAAACCCAACTACGTTTTGAGGTTTACCAGTTTTACCTTGCACGTCTACACTATTAGAATATTTAGGGTAGGATTTTGCCCCAAAAATATTAAATGCTGTTACACGAGCGGTATAGATCCCAGCAAAAGCATCTTCAATTTCAATGCTTAAGCTTGAGGTTCGGGGAAGCTTAACCCAGTTACTATCGTTACGCTTCCACTCGATTTCATACTGGGAAGCATTTTTCGCTTCATCCCAACTAATAATTGCACGTGTTTTTGCAATACCTTGGGATGTAATAATCTCTGATTTTACATAAACATTTTTTGGGGCAGCCTGGTTTCTGGAATCTAAAATGGTAGTTTTTGGTACCTCAAGCATGAGGTCATTTTCAATAGACAGATATTTACTTGGATTATGAGGGATCGCAGTAATATCAAAGGTACCCTTTTGATCACCTTGTGCAATATTCACAACGCGAGCAAGAACTGGCTCAAGATTTGGAGACGAGATGATCCAGACGCCCAGTTTTACGGGGAGCTCTTTTAAAGGTTGTGCCCACGTCACAACAGTTACTGTTTTGGTATTATTAATACCAGGGGATGTTGTTGAGTAATGAGAGGTAATTGGTCGACTAACAATACTGCCATCTTCTAGACGAAGATCAATTTCAAGATTTTCCAGTGCTTCAAATTCAATTTGATCATCTAAAATAGCAGAGGTTGCAGTACATGAAAGTAAGCGTCCACCAAGGCGTTTTCCTGCTCGATCTCGGTCTTGAATTTGAATGAGATCACCAGGAAGTAGATAAGAAGAATCTAAACCTAATTTAAATGCGATCATTTCAGATTGTTGATGCTCGCTATAGAGCATCCAGCGCCCCATACGAGCTGCTTGACCGCGTGAAGTACAACCAAAAGCCATGATTTCGGTTTTTCGGATACCGTAACGTGCGATTAAATCATGATCTTCTACTGGTTCGGGAACTTGTTTATAGTCATCTTCAGGATCATTCCAAGTCACCACCGCAATAGAATGTCGGTCTTTGACGCTGGTTCCCGAATAAGAGAAGTCACCGACAATATTAGTATTGTTAACGAGGAGTACAGGATCACTCGGGGCATCAATGGTAAAGCCCACCATATCGCCTGCCCAATAAGCCATGCCATTGAAAGCACTACAAATATCAACAATAAGGTCATAAGCCGCAACGCGGTTATTTAGTACACAATTAATCGTATAACGTGGCTCTTTTTTACCAAAGCCATCATCGACTAATTGATCACAATACTGACCAATTTGATACAGTCGAGCCTCATCAATCATTTCAACTGAAATATGACGCCCCAGACCATAACGTTCATTTAAAAGCAGATCGTATAAAATCCATGCCGGGTTATCAGAAGCGGCTAACTTAAAGGTACCATCCCATACCCCTGAATAAGTTCTTTGCTGATGGTCATAGTTACTTGGAACTTTAATCAATAAGCCATCAACTAAGTATTCGCGTTTAGGGATAGACGAGAAAGCTTCTGCATTGAATCGTGTAGCGATTAGTGCCGAGTTTGGGTAAGTAAATTTAGTGAGCGCAACTTCTGAATAGCTATCAAAGTAGGTTGTATTCTGAATTTCAGATTTCTGAGAATCAGGTGTTAATCGAACCACCTGGAAATCCCAACTGGTCACGGGCGTACCATCTTCCATGGCCTTAGGTAGGTCGAAGACAAAAGAACGTTGATAACGTGAAGTCGTTTTACCAGTAATTTTTTTAGTTGCAATCTCCTTATATCCACGCCCATTAAGCGATATACGGAAGGAAATTGAGACTGAAGTACCTGAAATATCACCATTTTTAGTGTTGGTGTTGGTGAGTGCATTGACAGCAATTAAGATACGAACACGATCTGTATTTGGTGAGGATATTTTAAAACTACTTGGCTCACCAGCTTTAAGCTGCACCCCCTTTGAAAAGGGAGTTTCCACCCCTTCTCCGAAACCTTCGATATAGTCTTGTATTTGTTGACCAGTACGTTCCAGCCAAGCGACATTTTCAAAGTTTTTCTCGCCATTCTTATGGCGCATCGGGGTACCATTCAGAAGAATTGAATTCTCCTTACTACTATTGGCAACTAGCCCCCCGATTTGTCCTTCGCCGATCAAGTCAATGATACTAACATTTGCATTAGATTGTAGGTTATCAGGATCTTCAACTGGGGTACGTGGACTACTCCCTCCACTACTAGCACCAGCAATAAGAGATAAATTTAATTTTTCATCTACTTTGTTATTCATATGACCGTCACGCTTAATTTTTTACCTGAGATTAATTTATTCAGGATAACATTTTATGTGGAAATTATAAATAAGTGCTTACCTATAATTTTATTCTATGTAGAGTGAAAAGTATTTTTTGATGCTGCCACATCAAAAATATAAGCTTCAGTATAATAAAAATATATAATGTCACCTTACTCGGAAGGGGGAGCACCAATTGTTAACCACAATACATGTGTGCCCTTTTCTCGCCACACTTATTCTTGAATTGTTAATAGTTGATCGACATTAGTAGATACTGAAATAGGAGTTCCTTGTACTAAACAGCGTCCATAAATCAGTTGGATAGGTGCTCCTTGGCTTTCTGTTTGTTCGGTTCCATTAAAATAGTGAGAGGTTCTTCGATCATTTCCAGCCTTTTTTTTGGGTTTAGGTGCTAATAGCTCTGAGATACCTCCAAATGCCATGGCAGCACCGTTCATAAATGCTGCTGGGCCACCTCCATAAAATGCATAAACCATCAAAGCAACTCCAACAACTGTTTTTATTAAGCCACTTGCTTTCCCTCCAGCACCAATAGTGACAGGAGTAAAATGGATACTTTTTAAATTACCCTGATTGAGTAAATAGTCCTCATCATTTAAGCTCTTACGAGACCCATCTTTAAACTCACAAACAACTGCATAATGTGTATATTTCGATGCTTTAGAGCGAAGCCAATCAAGTAATCCCTTACTATTAGCTTCAATTAAACGTAAAGCATGGCTAGGGCTACGGGCAGCCAATGTCCATTCTTTACCAAATAATTTCCCCATTTCTCCATGTAAATAGACATTTAACATCGTTTTTCGTGCCTCACTCGTTTAACTGTATGTTTTAACCAATAGCTTCCGTACATATAGGAATCATGTTTAGAAAGACGATTAATACAGTGGTGTAAAATTTTTTCTTCGCCCACATAAATGGCAGAATGACTTGGATTACCGCTATTATCTGTTTGAATAAAAACAATATCTCCATATTGAATCGGTAGATTTGAAACATCTTTCAAACCGCACTCTTCAAACTTATTGATAAAGTAATTGGTCTCAGAATTTATCCAAAAATTTTCAATACGTGGATAATCTTTGAGTTCAATATTAAACTCCCGTTTATAGAAATCTTTACACAAGGTCCAGCAATCAAAGGAACCATAAACATACGGGCGACCTACATAAGGTGCTTCATATCCATGAGGAGTAAATGAAATTATATCTGAACAGTGAAAAGCGTCCTCAGTTTTAGTAATACTCACTAAATACCAAGGGAGGTTTGTTGCTTCACAACCATATAAATCAGATTCACTCGGTTCGATGTTGCCATTGGTATGGGTATGCCAAACACCCATAATTTCACCTAGTTCTGATACTTTTAAATATTCATCAGGGTTAATTAAAAACTGTGTTTCTGGATAAAGTGCATCATTACGGCATTCGATAAGATTATTTTTTCCTGCTTTTGTAATAATGAAACCACATGCCTCGTTGGGAAAACGCTCTATACCAATTTTTTGGATCTTTTTCACTAGATTTTTATTAATCATAGGCGCTGGACTCCAGGGAAAGCTCCATATGGAAGAGGTTTACTCTCTCCAAAACGACACTTACACGATGAAAGCCTTTTACTACATACATCAAGTTCAGGGTTATCAGTTGCTTTATCGTCTTTTGTGTAAAAAGAACCAGTCCAACCACAATCTGCGGAACGATATTGCCATCGACAAAAATTCTTGGTGACTTGCCCATAGGGTAGTTCAACTCCCATCAGATCAAATGCCGATGCTAACTCCCATTCAAGAACCATACGGTCTTCGCGAGTTTTTCGATCGATGTACCAAATTTGATCGGGTAAATGTTGAGTCGGATCCGCTTCAGGATTTCCTTCTGGAAAATTAACTGCATCCAAAAAACGTCCAAAGGTACGTTTTCGAATGACTTTACAGCCAATTAAGTTTTCAAGCTCCATAGCCAATGAAGAAAAAAGACCATGTACATTGGCTACGGCAAGTTTAGGTGTTGGTAGTGTGCCTTGCGATGACATATCAAACCCTGTAGCTTCAATAGGAAGAGGATCATACTGTTCCCCTTGCCAAATAATTGGCTGGTTTAGAGGGTTCATCCCTGAACAGAACCGAATAAGTTCTCCACCAAATTGAGTCATATCAATAATGAATAACTCAATTTCTGCAGTTGGGGTTAATGACTGAATTTCTTTAACTACAATTTTTTCACTCATTAATTTTGTACCTCTTCAAATGTAGCCATCACTTGAAAAACACCAAATTTCACCTGATTCATTTGATGTTTTCGGCAAACAAAAAGACCATTTTTTCCTTGAGGGTCAACCCAAGTAAAGGGAGTAACTCCATTTGCTTGAATCAGAAAACTATCAATTGCATTAGCCGTTTCTAAATTAACTGTAAAAGTGCAATCCCAGTTCCTCATCGCAGTATTGATAGAGTTTGGAATACGGGCTTCATAATCGTCATTAAATTTGACGGTCGATACACTTGGGTCAATTGATTTTTTTGCCCCTAAATCGGGTGTCCAAATAAATTTCATAATCAGCATATATAATAGTAAGTACTCATCCATTATATGTAAGTACTTACTATTAATAAAGGTTATTTTTTATAAAGTAAGCCGCCTGGACGAGATTGTTTGGACAGTTGACTTATAACTACCGCTTCAATCTGTCTAGCCATATCTTTATATTCACCACGCTCATCACCATCTGAGGTAGTTGACGAACTTCCATCATTATTAACGTTGACTTGAATGCTCACTTGATTTTGTTGTGAATTTCCGCCAGCGCTATCGCCATATAAAGAGACACCTAACTTTCCTGAAGAATCTCGTGACAGTGGCATAACAGCTTCGGGTCCGGCTTCTCCCATGACACCTAGCTGGCTAAATGAACCGCCATTGGCAAAAGCAAATGCTGTAGGACGATTGAATAAGTTATTTGTGAAGGTGCCTCCTTTTGCAAAAGTCCCCCCCCAACCTATTGCAGAACCATAACCACCTCCAACCTGGTAGGAAGCCCCGCTACCAATTGCCCCAGCAGCTCCACCACCACCTGAGTATGCCCCCATTACGCTAGAACCGACTTGAAATAAAGTGCCTAAAAAGCTAGATCCGGATTCAGCGGTCTGTGAGGTAAGAAGTCCAAGTGCCCACTGTGCTAAAGCAGAAATAGCTTTAGCAACAGCATCTGTCGCAAAACTAAATAAACTGCTAGATGCGGTTCCGATACTTTCCCATAAAGTACCAAGACTGGTAGTCAGTGGTGTAAGTGCCGTTCTAAACTGATCAAAGAGCGGTAAAACTTCTGATGCACCTGCTGCAACGGTTGACTCTCCTGTGATTGGATCAACTGCTGGTTTAAATGGCCCAAGATTACGGAATTTATTGAGCATTTCCGATACCCAACCTGTCCCATCAGCTGCTTTTCCTTGAAGCAGAGATGTACCTAAGCTGGAAAAGGTCTGATCTCCCATCACATTTTTCAACAGGTTACTTGTTGTATCTTGAGCTTTTATAACGAGCTGACTCATCGCACTTTGCACAAAGACTTTTGAGTAATCTGCAAAAATATCAGAACCAATTTGTCGCCAATCAAGGTTCTTAAACTTCATTCTGCCAGTAATTAAATTACTCACAGAGTCAATCGACTTCTCCGACCACTTTTGATTTAGATTCTCCATACCATCTTGTAAGTTTTGGTATTGACGCAGCATTTGCTGTGTCGCTGATTCTGAATCTTTAACACGCTTTTGATGCTCTAAGGTCAAGCGGTTGGTGAATTCGGCTTCTGTATTTAGCTTCGCTTTGATTAAATCATCATATTCTTTTTGTGCATTAGGGGCTTTTCCTATATTTGCTTGAACAAGCTTGATACGCTCATCGAGTGCTTTCCGCTGAGAGTTTATTTCCCGTTCAACTTCATTATATGCAAAATCAGCGTTTGCTTTTCGTCGCCCTACATTACTATCCATCAAACCAATGGCGAGTTGCTGGCTGGTACTTTTTGATCCAGTTGCTAAGGCCACTGTATCCTGAGCGACCTGATAGTTGATCGTCGAGTTTTTCTTCGCTAGATACGCACTATCTTCTAATGCTTTTGGATTTTCTTTCTCATAGCGAGCAAATTGTTGTTCTAATGCAGCGAGTGGTTCAGGCTTTTTATAATGACCTTCTACGAGCTTATTAAATGCATTTGTAAACCCTTCATATGCTGAGCTACTCTGATCAGTCGCATATTTTTCAAATCTTTTAGGGTCTTCTGCTACAGGTATAGCATTTTTCACCTTATTACCCGAAGATAAAGGTGCCTTCATATGTCCCCTAGAAGAAGGAGTCGATTTTGGAAAGCTATTAGCAATAGATTTAAGCGTAGGGAGACTCCCTGCTCTATTCTTCTCTCTTAGTTTAGCATTTCCTTCATCAGTTATGCCTTGTAATACTTTTTGATATTGTGATTTTAGAATAACATTACCAGCATTTTCTCCATTCAATAAAAACACTAACCCTGCTTTGTCTAATGCTGTTGTTCTATTTCTAATCTTGTTTTCAACTATAGGTAATTGATGCTTGGCTGATTGATATTTCATTGCCTGTACAGCATCAAACTTACCAAAGGTATTATTATTTCCTTTTTTAATTACTTCTCGAAGAGATTCCCTCTCATCATTTAGTTCAATTAATTGTTGCGCAAGCGCTCTAGTTTTTGGTGTAGTAACTGCTGTCTCTTTTGTGTCATTAAAACGTAAACTAATGACCTCTCCCTTTTCTCTTTTTAATCGATCAAGGTTAGCTCTTGCTCTATCAATGTCCCAACCCATTTTTAGGAGAAATTCGTTAAACCAAACTCCCATGTCGTTTAAGCCACTTGCTAAAGTGTCTTTCCACCCCTGCACAAAACGCTGAAATCCTGTTTGTAGAGGTGTTTCATTCTTATTAATACTATCTAGCCATGAGATAAATACTTGTCCAACGAGTAATCCTAGACCAACCCAACCCGTCCAACGTAATAGCCCTCCCATAATTCCTAATACACGAGAGCTCATTGTCGCAACTTGAGGTGCAACTGTTCCTGCAGCAGTGCCAATACTACTAATTGCAGTGCCAGTTTGAGCTGCTGTACTGCTAAATAACCCTAAACTCGACATTACTCCAGACAAGAACGTACGTAGCGTAGAAAACTGACCAAATAGTTGAATAGAGGCAAGAGTAACTCCACCTAAAGCAGCACCTAAGCCAACAATGGTAGCAATGGAAGGGTCTATATTAATAATAGAGGTAACTGCATCAACCACCTGTGTAAAAATGTTCACAAAACCTGTTATAACACCAATCAGTGGCTCAAATGCTTCTGCCAAGCGCCCTAGAGATGCTTTCGAATTCTCGATCGCTGCTTGTAAAGTTTGTTGTGATAATAGGTAGGCCTGTGAGCTATCTACAGCTTGTTTCGCACTTGTCGTAACTTGGTTTGCTTTATCAAGAGAACGCACATCAGTGACCGAGGCAAATGAATCAACCGCACCATTTGACCAGCCAAGCCCCTGTCCATATTGTCTAAAGCCTATTTGTTCCAGTCTAGCCTGTTCATTCCGATCAACAACCTTACCAGATTGGTCAAGCATTTGACCCTGTGTATCATATGACCAGCGCTTGGTATTTTCACCAAAGAAACTCGCAAAATTATCTTTACGCATCATATAAGATAAAATTTGCTCACGCATTGAAGCAAAAAACTTGACTGGATCATCACCCATGGCTTTAGAGTCGGTGAAACCCGCCCCTTTCAGCATCTTGATAAAGTTTTGAGTATTTCTGGCATTTTCTTTAGCCGCTTTAGTGGCATCACCATCTTTAAACTCAGCTAAAACATCTGTACCCATTAATGCACTGGCATTTTCGCTGGTGATCTGTGTGCCAGAGGTATATAAACCCATCATTTTAAGCATCGCACTCATTCGAGCAACACTTTCTCCACCGCTCACCGATTTCATCTGTTCAGCAAGGGCAAATACACCTACCCAACCATCCGCAGAAACATTAGAGCTCATCCCTCCCATACTTCTAGCCGCTGTTTCAACATCAGCTACTTTTACCTTGCCATTAGAAATCGTAGAAATTTTATAAATTGCTTCAAATGCTTTTTTAATTTTTTCAGGATTTTCAAGCGCTTTAGTAGCATCTGCAAAGCCATAAAGTCCCTGCAATAACTCATTATTACTACCTGACTCATAACCAGACGAACGTAAGGTTTGAATAATACGCGTTGCATTTGGCAAGGTTTTATCAACCACATCTTCCTTATTTTTGCCTAGCATTGACACTGCCGCCAATCGAGCATCAATCGCATCTGATTGTGTTAGGTAGCGTTCACTTTTGGTGAGATCTTTGGATTTTCCAATAAAACGTTCACGCTCATCTTTAGGTAAATTCCACAAATTTAAGCGTAACTTAGATTGTTCTAAGTTCATATTTTGATTAATTGCTGCAATCGCAGCAACTTGCATTGTCGTACTGGCAAATGCTAAAGCCATTTCTTTCACAGAATCAATCTGTTGTTTATGCATTTCTTGATGTTGCTGCTGTTCCTGTTGCAAATTTTGCATCTGTTGGCGATGATTTTGCTGCTGCTGTTGGCTTACTTGTTGTAAGTTTGGCAATAACTGAGGGAGGAGATGCAACGATTGTTGTCGACCGGTGACACCGGCTGACGCAGCTCCAAGAATACCCGAAGGAAGATTATATTGTTGGCGCTGAGACGTAATAGATCTTGTTGTATTATTGACAGAATATGTTTGTTGTTCTCTTAATGATCTTACACGAGGCTGTGGTTGATTAGCAGCTCGACTACCTCTCGCTCCAGAAGAACTATAGCTCTGGCTCTGCATGCTTCGAAGAAAAGATTCAGCTTGTTTTTTTGCATTTTTCGCAGCTTCTACTTCTCTTTTCCACATGTCAATATTTTGGCGCATGTCTACAGCTTTATCAGACATCGAATTTTTATTCTTACCGAAAAATTTTCCGTTATAAATATGTTGTTGATTAGCTAAATTAGCTTCTGCATTTTTTTGAAGTTGCGCAAGCCTATTTACCATGGCTTTTTTTTCAGCAATGATCTTATTATTAGTTTGCATCTCTGATTGTAGTGCTCTGCTATTATTGCTAATCGCTCTTTGTGAGAGCTTATCTAGTTCTCCCCCTAAAGATTTTGTTTTTGATTCTAAAGCACTTTGTCCTTTTGAGATCTTATCTAATAACGTTGGGATGGCCTTTAAGTTTTTTTCATAATTTTTTGTAGAGTTAGATAAAACATCTAAGCTTTTTGCTGCCTGAGAAGCACTAGTAGCAACTTTAGAAATTGATTTCTCAACACCATTTAGTGATTTTAAAGCAGCGTCAGATGCTTGTTTAATGCCACTTAAACCCTTAATTGTGTTAATAAAGTTTGTATTTAAGAGCCTGAATTGTGAAGATAATGTTTTAGCATTACCCCCGAGATGCTCAAGCCCCCGTTCTAGACTGCCAATGGATGTATCAGTTTTAGCTAGGTCTTTATTAAACTTTTCAAGTTTCTTTGATACCTTTTGAATCGCTCGATCAAACTGACTTACATCAAGCTTAAGTGTATTATTAATTTCGCCATTGGCAGACATATGATTACCGTCCTTTTTCGCTCATTCTCCTCAGCGTTTCAAGTCCTGTACGATCTAGTCTTTCTTTTATCGGATCGAATTTGAGTTTGATCGTATCACCACGTTCTTCCAGTAACTGTTCACGAACATTGTTAAGTAGTTCAGTAGAACCATTTACTGATAGTTGTGTGGCTGAATAGACATTCAAAGATCGAAGATCATTTCTGGCTTGAATGCGTTGGATGTTGTTGCTTAGAAGCCAAAAGACGCGTATCGGCAACAGCAATACGCGCTCAAAGTCTAAAGAGTAGAAGTGCATGACTTGGGCAAAGAGAAAACCGAAATCAAGCGATTCAATTACTTTCCCTCTTGAGACTCATCTTCATTTTTTTCAATTTCTGTAGTTTGTTCTTGAGTAACACCTTCAACGTCTTCACCTTTTGCAAAAGCTGCAATTGCTTGAAGTTGATTTAAATCCAAACTATCAATTTCAACTTTTGATAGTGTCGGTAGAGCAAACCCAACAATTTTGGTAGTAATTCGCACTTCCTCTGGCATTGTAAATTCACCAGCATCTGCTAACTTCTGAACCTCTTTTGTTTCATCAAGAATTTCTAAAAACTGCTGTACATTTAATGTTTTAATTTGGTGTTCTGCGTTACCCACTTTTACGACACGGTTAACTACGGATTTGGTTAATGCTTCTAAATTTAATAATTTCATAAACGGAAGTCTCAATATGGAATTTCTATAAAGTGATCCAAGGCAAGTTGGATCACTTTTTTATAAACAAGTATTTACTTATATTTCTTAAAAAATTAAGGGCTGACTGGCGCGGTTGCTTTACCAACTTGATAAAGTACTTCCGTTGCATTATCAGCTGTACCTTCCGTAACAGGATAACCTTTAAAAGTACAGTTAAAGATACGCTCTTCATCTAGTTTATAGGCAAAAGTCATTGCGCCAGGAGTCGCTGCTTTTGGAATACGTACAGCATCATTATAATCCAATGTGCCATTCAAACCTTTAGGTACAAGAATAAGTTCCTTAGCAAAGTCTTTTAGTTTAACACCCACCCCTGTTGGTACCAGGACTTTAGTGGCATTTGCAGAAGCATCTGTTTCAAGTTTTGCACCTGGCATAATTGCAACTAAGTTGTCCAATGTTGTTTCTGCTAAAGGAACGGAAACGTTTACTGTTCGACCAGTAATATATTCATCAATTGGAGTATTTCCATATTGATCAATTTGAACTTCGTGAGTTTCTGTTTCTACAGAAACTTCAACACCGCCTTTAGTGAAGCCAAGATCTACACCACCAAAGAATACTTTACATACGCCTAATTTAACATTAGTAGTATCATTATTAGCCATTATATTACTCCTTAAATTTATAATAGTAAGTACTTACTATTATTCTGAGTTAAAGAATAGCATATTACGAAGTAATTTAAATACTTTTTATAAAAAAGTTGAAAAAAATCCTTAAAGTGACTATGAAAATCTTTTAAAAGTAACATTTCATCATCTAGCTATTCCTTTTGGAGAACCTACTAGGCAGCTTTTGAATCATGTTAGGAGAATAATTTAGCTTTTTAAGCTTCAAAAAATTGGACTATATAGACATCAATATTTCTTATCCAAACTATGCCACTTACTAAAATAAAAATTAAAAACAATTAGTTATGTTTAAAAAAACTAAAACCCGCTTCTTTACTCTTATGTAGTGGCCCCTGATATTGTATAGCTATATAAGAGACATTTTTCTCTGAATCCCCCTGTTTTCCATCAGGTTTAAGAGTAAAACTATTTTGCATAGCACTTAATTGTTTAAGTTCCTCCAAAACACTCTCGAGACTTTTTGTTCTATATTTTTTTGTTTTCATTTCGCTATTTCACAAAACATAATTTTAAAATCACGTGTAATCTCAAAAAGACTACTATCAATAGTAGATTGCGAAACTGATTCACTATATGGATAACATTGTTTAATAACAATATCTTCTAATCTTCGTTCTGAAGTTGTGAGTGAAGATGAAATCTGTTGCATTAGTAAATTACCAGCTGCGTAAGCTTCCGCTCTAACAACAACTCGAAACTCGGTATTGTAATAACCTTTAATTTCATAATTAATTTTCATCCCTTCACTGGGATTACTTAAAAGCACACCACTTGAAATTGAGTTAGGCATTAAATGGATAAACAGGTTTTCTTCCTGACTAGCCAGACCTATATCATTGATATATTTATAAATTGAAATAAGATAGGGCATTTTTTTCTCCAATGAAAATACAAATCTTTTACTCTCTATCACCAACTCTCTAAAAATGAATATGAAGCTATAAACTACCGAGAACTTTTAATGAAGACGAAAGATGCAATAAGGTCTTAAAATAATAAGCACTTACTTATTTAAAGTAAAGAGCTTAGAAATGTAGAAATGTAGAAATGTAGAAATGTAGAAATGTAGAAATGTAGAAATGTAGAAATGTAGAAATGTAGAAATGTAGAAATGTAGAAATGTAGAAATTAAAATAATACCATATAATTCAACAACTAATA